CGCGCCGGAGCTCGTCGCACACGGTGACGATGTCGACGTGCGCGCCGGCCGAGACGATCGAGCGGACGGCGTGGAAGATGTGCTGGTGGGCGGGCTTGTAGTAGTCGCCGGCCTCGAGCCGCTCGACAATCGTCGCAGCGGCCGTCGCCGAGATCAGGGCCGCGCCCAGCGAGCTCTCCTCGGCGGCGAGGTTGTGCGGGGGGACTCGTGCGTCGCGGCTGCTGTTGCTACGATTCCCGCTCGGTCGGTTCCTGTCGTGGTCCGTCATGTCCGACCGTCCTGTGACGGCCGACCCCGGGGATCCTCGGGGTCGGCCTCCGGGAGCTCCTCGATCTCTCGGCGGAGCTTCTCCCACCACGGCGACCTCGTCGCCTCGCGCATCGCTGCGACGATCACCACGACGGAGACGAGCCACACGAGCGCGCCGGCGAAGAGGAGGTGGGTCGGGACGGAGATCATCCGAGCGTCACACGTCGAGGGAGTCTCGGTAGAGCTTCTCGGCGTCCTGCACACGTTGGACGGCGAGACGGGCGTAGCGGTCGTCGAGCTCGACGAGGATCGTCCTCCGGCCGGAGAGGATCGCGGCGACCCCGGTCGAGCCGATACCGGCGAAGGGGTCGAGGACGAGATCGCCGGCGCGGGAGCTCGACTCGACGAGCTCTCGGAGGAGGGCCACGGGCTTCTCGGAGGGGTGCCGGACGTTCCGGCCGGTCGGCGGAGCGAACCGGAGGACCGATCCCTTCCGCATCCGGACGGGGAGGGCCGGGGCGTCGCGCTTGCCGGCGTGCCGGTGCTTCGAGACGGCGAACGAGATCCGCTCGTGCTGCGGGCCCCACGGGGCCGAGAGGTCCCCCATCCCGGGCCGGGCCTTGTCCCACACGAGCTCGGCGCGTTCGGAGACGAGGAGGCCGGCGAGGACGTCGTCGGGGCCGAACACGTAGAGGTGCCGGTGCTGGCCGACGAGACGAACACACTCGGCGAGGACCTTCCGGATCCCCTCCCGGTCCTCGGGCGCGTCGTTGAGGAGCTCGTCGAAGGTCTCGGCGCGCATGTTCGAGCGCCACTCGACCCCGTAGGGCGGGTCGGCGACCACGAGGTCGACGGACTCGGTCTCGATCGTCGGGAGGATCTCGAGGGCGTCGGCGTGGTGGACCTCGGCGAGCTCGGAGCGGTAGAGCATCACCACGAGAGGCTCGCGATCGCGTCCCGCTCGTGGTCGAGCTCGGCGGTCTCGAGGCCGTGGGCCTGCCGCGCCATCCGGCGGAGGTGGAACGCGTCGGCCTCGTCGTCGTTCACGGATCCACGCGCGCCGAGCTCGATCGCTCGGGACGTCATCCGGTACTTGTCGGCGTTCCCTGCTCCGGTCGCGTGTCGCTTGACGGAGCTCGGCGGGATCTCGACGTAGGGGACGTCGAGCTCGAAGAGCCGGAGCCGGACCGCGCCTCCGAGCTCGCCGAGACGGACGAGGGAGATCCTCCCGGGCGACGCGAGGGAGTACCCCTCGATCGCCACGAGGTCGGGGAGCGGAGGGTAGAGCCGGAGGAGCCGCTCGAGGCCGGTCAGGAGCTCGTAGAGCCGGCGAGGGACGTCGTCGGCCTTCGCTCTCGCCGAGAGGCTGTGGAGGCCTCCCTCGGGGGCTGCGTAGCCGATACGGGACGTCGAGAGGTCGAGGCCGGCGATCCTCACGAGAACCGCTCCGCGGCGTCGGCCTTGTGCCAGAGCATCGCGGCGAGCTCCCGGGCCTCCGTCGGGGTGAGGTTGCGCCAGAGATCCCGGTCGTCGAGGGTCTCGCCGGGGCCGGCCTCGATCGAGAGGACGACGGTCGTCCCGTGGTCGTCGTCGAGCTCGACGGAGATCTCGGGCGCGCCTCCGGTGTACCGGTGCGCCTCGGGTCGGAGGATCATCACGACGAGCTCTCCTCGATCCATCCGACGAGCTCGCCACAGATCCCGGAGCCGGCGAGGTCGTCGAGGGTTGCCACGGTCACGGGCGGAGTCTGCTCCGCTCCGATCCGCTGCGCCTCCTTGAGGACCTGCGCCACCTTCGCCTTGCGCTGCCGGAGGAACTCGCGCCACCGGTCGCCGGTCCACTCCTCCGGCGGCGTGACCGCGGTCGTCCGTCTCGGCGGAGCGGGCTCGGGAGCGGGCTCGGCCTGGCCGGCGAGGAGCATCATCCCCTCGGGGAGCTCGTCGAGGGCCCGGATCACGGCGGAGAGCTCGTCGGGGCTGAGGTCCTTCGAGGACGTCACCTCGCGCTCGAGGATCGCCGAGATCGCTCGGAGCCGGTCCGGCCTCTCGTGGACCCCGTGCTCGGCGAGCTTGATCGCGATGATCTGCGGACCGGAGTACCGGGGCCCGGGGTCGACCTCGTTCGGCGGGTCGGGGTCTCCCTGCCACTCGTCGACGGGCCACTCCTCGGCCGGCGCGTCCTGCTCGGGCTCGTCGAGCTCGTGCGCGGGCTCGACCTCCTCCGGCTCGACGACCTCGGCCTCGATGATGTCGTCCTCCCCGGGGAGACCGGGGACGTCACCTCGGGGCCGGTCGACGACCTCGGGCTCCATCGCCGGGGCTGCGCCGGGGGCCGTCGCCGCGCGCCGGGCCCGGGCCTTCGTGGTCGGCGGAGCGGTCGTCGCCTCGCCGGCGTCCTCGGGCTCGAGCGGGCGGTCGACGTCGTCTCCGTCGGCGAGCTCCTCGATCGTGTGCGAGATCCCGGCGAGGACGTCGGGGAAGAGGGCGCGGCAGAGCTCGGCCGTCGCTCGTGCGAGGAGCATCGCTCGCGGGTAGCTGCGCCAGTTGTTCTTGCCGGCGAGGTTGGCGCGCTTCGCGTCGTCCATCGTCCACGCGACGCGGGAGACGCGCTCGGATCCGGCGCGCTGGCCGGCGACGATGACGCGGGTCGAGGTGCTCTCCTCGATCCAGAGCTCGTGACCTGCTCGGAGGACGAGCGCGCGCATGAGCTCCGCGGCCATCGCCGGGCGTCCCTCGACGACGTGGATCTTCGCGAGGGCCTGCATCGGGGAGATTCCGGCCTCGTGGCCGGCGAGGATGCACGCGAGGACGGCCTCGGGCTTCCCTCGGAGCGCCTTCGGGACGAAGTCGGTATCGGCTACCCGGCTCGCGAGCTTCCACGCCTCGGGCGCGAGCTCGAGGGAGCTCGACGAGCTCCGGGGAGGTTGGAACGGGACGATCTCGGTACTCATGGTCGGGACCTTTCGGGGTGCTGGTGGAGGTGGAACGTCGAGTCGTGGACGGCGAGGTACTCGTCGTCGGTCGGGAGGTGCATCACGTAGGCGAGGTCCTGCGGGAGGAGGTGCCGGCGTGCGTGGAAGATCTCGTCCCACCGCGGGTACCGGGAGGCTCGGTCCCGGTGGTCGACGAACGAGATCGAGAGGTGCCATCCCCTCGGCTCGTCGGCGACCAGGGCCCGGAGGACCCCATCCCCGACGCGCCGGTAGTGGGCGGAGACGACCCCGGGGATCGGCGGCGCGGGGACCTCGATCCACTCGGAACGCTGACGGGTGATCGGCTTGTGCTCCATCATCCCTCCGCCGGCGGTTCGGCCGCGTCGAGCTTCACGGTCGCGGCTGCTCCGCTCTTCCAGTCGAGCCACTCCCCGACCTGCTTCGCGTAGAGGAAGGTCCGGTACGCGGCGTCGGTCCGGGGGTCGCCGGTGACGTCGAACGGGATCACGTCGTAGCCGTCGGCGCGGACGTGGATCGCTGCGACGAAGTCGACCTCGGGCATCGGCTCCTCTCCGTCCGGGCCCAGGATCGTCTCCGAGAACCGGTAGGCCTGTAGCTGCAGGGCGACCTCGGCGAAGATCCCGGAGCGGGCCGTCTTGATATCGAGGAGGCCTCGGCCGACGGGCCGGCCTGCCCACGGGCCGGAGCTCCACACCTTCCCGGGGAAGTCGGCGAGCAGGTCCATCTTCCCCATGTAGCGCCACCGGCGGTTGATCCCGACGAGCTCGAGCCGGGCGTTCGCCGGACCCCACTCGTCGAGGAACCGGAGATAGGCGTCGACGTGACCGCGGAGCGCCTCGGAGACCTCGACCTCCTCCCCGCGGGCGAGCCGCTCGGCGATGTTGTGGACGTCGGTCCCCTTCGCCGCGGCCTCGCCGAGATCGAGGTACCGGACGTTCGCCAGGGCGTCGGCGAGAGCCGCTCGAGGGAGCGGAGTCGAGTCGGACCACTTGACGACCTTCCCGCCGGTCCGGCTCTCCTGCCACCGGCGGAGGTCCTCGACGAGCTCGTCGGCGACGATCCGCGTCCGGCCGTCGGCGGTCTTTGCCACGGTGAGACGGTCGGCGACGAACTCGGCCGGAACCTTCGATGCCCATCCGATGAGGCCGGGCTTCGGGATCCCGTCGGAGAGGACCGTGGTCACTCCCGGGCACCACTCCCCGTCGAGGTAGTACGTGTGGCCGTTCCCGCTCTTCTGGATCCGGGTCGGCGGTGCTGGTTTGCGGGCCATCAGAGGAGCCTCCTCGCGGCGTAGACCGCGAGGCCGTCGGCGCGGGCGACGAGGACCGGGCGGGTCCTCTGCCGGGCGTTCGACGCGGCGTTGCGGCGTTGGTAGCTGGTCGGGTTCGAGATCGCCTCGAGCTCCTCGGTCCGGAGCTCGAGCGCGAGGTCCTCGGCGTGCTCGGAGATTGTGCGGAGGACGTCGACGAGGGCCGGGGTCAGTCGGCCTCCGTCGTGGATCGTGAGGACGCGCCGGAAGTTCTCCGGGACGTGCTTCGCCTTCGGGTCGGTGCTCCTCACGGCGTCTCGGCTCCGAGCTCGGCGAGCCGGCCGTAGAGGGCGTCCAGGGCTCCCTTCCGGGCGACGAGGCCTCGGCCGCGTCCCTGTCGCTCGGCCTCGACGAGCCGGCGGAGGTGGCCGACGTCGACGATCTCGGCGACCTTCCCGACGAGGAGCGGGACCGTCGTGTCGACGAACGCGAAGTCGGCGGAGGTCGGGAGCCGCTTCGCGAGCTCCTCCTCGCCGGGGAGCGCCGGCGGTTCGGGGGCCCGGTCGGGCTTCTCGAACGGGACGACGTCGGCGTACCCGTCCTCGTCCTCGACGTAGGCCGGTTCCGGATCGTCGTCGACGGCGTAGGGCTCGGCCTCGTCCTGGTCGTCGAACGGTCCGGCGGCGTCCTGCTCGGCCTCGGCGGTGAGGTCGGCGATCTCCTCTTCGAGCTCCCGGATCTCGGCCGCGACTCGGCGGAGGTCCTCGAGGGTCTCGCCGGTCTCGTGGTGGAGGAGCTCGACGACGTTCCCGGCCTCGTGCTGGTCGCCGGCGTGCGGGCGGGGGAAGTCTCGGGCGTACTCGTCGGGCCAGAGGTACCGCTCCCCGTTGTCGTAGACCACGACGGCCGGCGTCGCCTCGTGCGCGCCGAGGAGAGCCACGGGGTCCCCTCGTCGCTCTGCGAGCTCCTGAGCGGTCAGGACGACCCCGTTCGCGTCGGTCCATCCCTCGTCGCCGAGCTCGGGGATCGGCACGCGTCCCTCCGCCGCGTCCTTCGCCTGCCGGTACTGCGAGCGGAGGTGGGAGAGGAGCCGAGCTCCCGGATCCCGGTCGAGCTCGAAGAGGTCGACGACCTTGTGGGTCTCGACGTACACGAGGCCGTCGTCGGTCTCCTCGTGGCCGGCCTTCTTCACCTTCGCCTCGATCACGAGGACGACGCGGTCGCCGATCCCGTGAGCTCGCGCGATCCGGTTCCCTGCGCCGGCGAGGGCGGTCCTCATGCCGACGGGGCTCCGGCCGTGGTAGTCGGGGAGCTCGAGGTCGGGGAGGGCGGGCTGGTGGACGACCTCGGGGGTCGGGGTCTCTTCGCTGGTCATGGCTGTGTCCTTTCGGTGCTGGTGGGTTCCTGTTTCGACATCATCTCGGCGCGCTGCGCTGAGACTCCGAAGATCTCGCCGATCTCGCGCCACGTCGGCCGGGAGTCGAGCTCCCGGGCGTCGAGGATCGCTCGGCGGCGCGCGGCGACGTAGCGGGCCTCGATCGCGTCGACGTCCTCACGAGCTCGGGCGAGCGCGGCGAGCCGCTCGAGCGGGTCGTCGAGACGCGCGAGGTCGTCGAAGAGGTCGTGCTGTGGGTCCGTCATGTTGTGCGCTCCGTCGTGTCGTCGGGGAGGAAGTCGGGACCGTAGCCGAGCTCGTGCGCGACTTTCAATAGATCCGATGAGATTTCCGCTCAAGGTCGGCGGAGCGCGTGCCGATGAGGTCGGCATGCTTGACACACGGACCATCACCACCACCACACGAGAGCCGCGCGGCGAGGTCTCGGCGATCCTCTTCGGCGAGGTCATGTCCGCGGCGCGCGGCGCGCTCTGCGCCGGCGACGACGAGCGAGCTCGGGGGCTCGCGGAGGCCGGGGAGATCCTCTCGGGGATCCCGGCCGATCTGCTGCTCTCGCGCCTCGGCTAGTCGAGCGGAACCGGCGGAGGGAGCACCGGGAGACCGGGAGCTCCCTCGCCGGGGTTCGGCAGGACGGAGAGCCGGTACCGGGCGAAGATCAGGATGGCGTTCGCGACGGCGATCAGTCCGGCGAGGACGGCCGAGACGAGCGCGGTCGCGAGGAGCGAGAGGTCGACGGAGACGTCGGCCGCTTCCTCGATCACCGCGAGGAGGATCGGGGATCCGAGGAGCGCGCCGAGGAACGCGGCGACGAAGGTCCAGAGGAGTCGCTCGAGGGCGTCACGGAGTTTCATCCGGACGAGTCTCGCGCGGCCTGGCCGCGCCGGCGGGTGATCTCCTCGGCGTAGTCGGTCGAGCGCGTGCGAGCTCCCTCCGGCCGCTGCGAGATTCCCTCGACGACGTTCCGGGCGAGCTCGGCGAGGACAGGCTCGAGCCGGGCCGCGATCGCGTGGGCGAGCTTGTCGCCGAGGCCGTCGAGGAGCGCGGCGTTCTGGCCTTCGAGCCGGGCGAGCCGCTCCGCGCACGTTCGTTCGGAGTGTGCGAGCTCGACCCGTAGGTCCTCGTTCGCCGAGCGGAGCGCCTCGTTCGCCGAGGAGAGGAGGTCGATCGAGGTCTCGACTCCCTTCACCTTCCCGACTGCCCATATCGTCGCGATGATCCCGCCCGCGCCGACGACGATCCCGACCGTGACCGCGAGGATCTCGAGGAACTGCATCGTGTCCACGCCTCCGAGGACTACCGGTAGAGGCCGACGAGGTCGACGACGAGGTGGGTCGAGGCTCCGAGGTTCGCGACGACGAACCGGCCGGCGGCGTCGAGGGCTACCGCGGTCGTGTTCGCGACGGTCTGGCCGGCGGCGAAGTTGAGGCACGAGACGTTCGGCCTCGGACCTCCTGCCCATGCGGTGAGGAACCCGGGCGCGTCGGGCTGCGTCGCGGTGACGGTCACGAGTGCGCCGATCGCTCCCGGAGCTCCCGTGTCGACGGAGAGGCTCGAGCCGACGGGTCGGACTCCGAGACCGGAGCGGGTGTCGACGAGCCGGCGCGGGGGCTGCTCGAACGTGAATCGGTCGGACATGGTTCCTCCGGGGTTCGGTGTGTACGGGGGGAGAGGGTCGACGGGCGGCGGAGCTCCGAGCCGGCGGGCGACCTCGGGGATCACCTCGCCGAGGACGATCCACCGGAGGCCGGGCCCGATGTCGTGGTGGCTGTAGGTGGCCGGAGATCCTCCGAGGAGGATCGCGGCGCGGTTCGCCTCGAGGTGGTCGACGATCCCTCGGCGGGTCCCCTGCCGCGGGGTCTGTCCCTGCCGGCTCGCGCCTTCGGCGAACTGCGCGGCGGTGAGCCACGTCGCGGGGATCGAGTGCCGGCGACACCAGTCCTCGAGGAGGTCGGCGAGGCCGGCGATCTGCGGAGCTCGTGCGCGCCATTGCTCGACGGTCCACGCGGCGCGGCCGGTGATCTCGACGTTCAGGGTCTCGTCGTTCCACCGGCCGGTCGTCCACGAGGTGTCGGCCTCCGGGACCCCGTAGCCGAGCTCGCCGAGCGGGCCGAGGTGGCAGTGGGCGGAGACCTGCTCCGGTCGCCACGCGTCGTAGGTCATCCCTCCGGACCACGAGTCCGACTCGGTTGTGTGGAGGACGATCGCTCGGATCGTCCGGCCGTTCCGCCGGCCTCGCCGGTACTGCGCGGCGTGGCCGCGGTGGGTGTACCGGGAGCCGGCCGGGATCCCGGGGAGCGGGGAGTACTCCGGCGGAGCGTCGGAGCCGGTCGCCTTCACGTTCGCGGGTCGGGCCCGGCGCGCCCACTCCGGGATCTGGAACGGTGTCGCCATGCGGGCCAGGGTACCCGGACCTCTGCGGAGAGGCCGGGACCTGCGTCAGGGTGTGACGTCGAGCGAGCGGTGATCGTGCCACCGGTCGAGGTCGGAGGGCTGCGGGAACGTGATCTCGTACGTGATCTTCATGTTCTGCGAGCTCGTCTTGGTGACGGCCGACTCGAGAACCGTTCGGCTGAGGGCGTTCGCTCCGGTGATCCCGACGAGGCAGGCTCCGGAGCTCGTGTTGAACGGAGCTCCGGCGAGACTGTTCGCGACGCGCCAGAGCTTGCCGGCGTACTCGAACACGCCTCGGAGACCCAGGATCGACTCGGTCGTCGTCGTGGACTGAGCGTTGATAACGGGCCCGGATCCGCCGGTCTGGCCGACCGTGACGTTCGAGACCGCGGTCGAGGACGAGTCGACTCCGACGCGGCCCGGGGTGAGTCCCCACGGGCCGCGGCCGACCCACGCGCCGTAGTAGTTGGAGGTCGTGGTCCACGGGGAGAGGCCGGTTTCGCTCGGGAGGTTGAGATCGGGGTACCCGTAGCTGTACGGGGAGACGAGAGCGCCGGCGGTCGACATGCGGAGGATCCCGTCCTCGGTGCCGACGAAGAGGCTCCCGTCGAAGTAGAACGAGCCGGTCTTGGAGTCGACGAGCGAGCCGCCGGGGATCGGGATAGTCGCGGAGACGGTGCCGTCGGCAGGGTCGAGCCGGTACACGTTGCCGCGCATCCCGGCGGAGCCGCCTCCGACCGTGAGGTACAGGTTCGAGCCGTCGTAGCTGAGGCCGAACTGTCCGGCGTTGATGTTCTCGGTATCGGCGGCGAGGAGCGTCGTGTTCTCGTAGACGAGCGAGCCGGCGGTCGTGAACCGGCGGATCCGGACGGTCCTCCCGTTCGCCGAGGTGCTCGAGCCGCTGTTCCATCCGGTGTAGGCGAGGACGAAGTCGCCGGCGTCGCCGAGCTTGCAGAGCGCCATCCTCGACGACCCGATCGGCGACGTCGTCGCGTTGTTCGAGCTCGGGGCGCTCGCGAAGTTCAGGCCGGTGTCACACTCGGCGACGGGGGTCAGACCTCGAGCGTCGAGGGTTGTCGGGTCGTTCGTGAGAGCGGTCGCGCCGAACACGGCGGCGAGGTCGAGGGAGTAGACGAACGCGTCGGCCGTCTGGACGTTCGTGTTGTAGGTGACCCAATAGATCCGGCCGTTCGCGCAGTACGGGGTCGACATCATCGGACTTGCAAAGGCGGCGTAGACGGCGGGGGCGGAGTCGTCGAGGAGGATCGTCTGCGGGCCGTGGGCGAGCCATTGCGTCGGGTTCGCCGGGTTCCCGTAGGCGTTCATCGCGCCGATTCCGAGGGTCTGGAACGTGCCGTTTCCCTGCTGCGTCGTGAAGTCCCACACGGTCTTGTGCGTCGCGCCGGCGTTCGTGAACCCGGACTCGGCCTCGTTGATCTGGCCGCGCTTGCCGGCGGCGGAGACCGTCGCCTTCCAGCGGGTCGCCCACGCGATCACACGGCCTCGGAGCCAGTGGTCGGTCGGGTCCTCGGCCGTGTCGTCGTCGGTGATGATCAGCGAGTCCTGCGGGAGCGGGCTCACGCTCTGCGGGTTCCAGAGCCGCCCGTACCACGGACCCGCGGCGGCGCTGAGAGGGTTCGACGCGTTGCCGATCCCGACGTCGGTCCGGTACATGACCGAGGTGTCCGCGAGCCACGGGGCCCACCACGGGTTCGAGTATTGGAGGCCGGCGAGGAACTTCTGCCAGAGGGGGGTGATGTAGTTCTCCGACTCGACGCGGTCGACGAGCTCGCCGGAGTCGGCGTCGAAGAGCTCGACGACGTACCGGCCGGTCGGCTTCGGCGGAGCGGGGATCGTGTCGACGGTGTCGGCGGGCATGGGGTTCTCCTATCAGACGGGGCCGATCGCGAGGGCGATCGAGCCGTAGGCGTGGGTGGATCCTCCGTGGGTGCAGGATCGGCCGGAGACGGTCGCGGCGTCGATCTTTACGGCGGTGAGACACATCCGGTTATCGACCTCGTTCTGCGCGGTGTAGCGGGTCCAGCCGGTCGGGGCTGCGTAGCTCGTCACGGTGGGCGAGGTGTTCGCGTAGAAACACGAGACGAACACGAGGAGGAGCCGGTCGTCGTCGGTCGTCGTCGACGTCGGGATCGCCTCGGTCGAGGTGCTCCCGGAGGTCGTGTCGGTGTCCTCGATCGCCATGTCCCCGGTGTCCGAGCGGAGCACCGCGCACACGATGCCGAGCCGGCCGGCGACGGTCGTCGTAAACGTGAGGGTCGTCCCGGCGTAGGTGCCGTCGTCGTCGATCTGCCAGATCTCGGTCCAGTGGTCGACCCCGGGGCTCTTGACCTGCGCGACGCGGGTCATCCCGGCCGGCGCGGTGACGTCGGAGGCTCCGGCCTGCTGCATGAGGCCGACGAAGATCCCGTCGCCGAGCTCGGACTCGAGGGGCACGTCGACGGAGATCGTCGTGATCGAGGAGCCGGCTCCGTAGTTCTCCGGCGACACCGCGAGGACGGAGACTCCGGGCGGGGCCGGGGTGTCGATCGTGATGTCCTCGGTCGGCTCGACGTAGTCGACGTCGGGGATCTCGGCGACGGTGTCGGAGAACGTGAGCTCGAGGTCGGGGTCCCCGTCCGGGGGAGGGCCGATGTCGGTCACGGTGACGGTGTAGGTCTCGGTGGGGACGGTGTAGGCGGCGTCCTCGATGAGGTCGACGACCTCGGCGATCAGTTGGTTCGGGGAGAGGTTCACTCCGATTCCGACCGCGCCTCGAGCGAGGAGCCAGGCTCGGGCCTCCTCGGCGGCGACGACGATCGTCCCGCTCCCGGAAACCACTCGGGCGCGCCACTCGACGACGTAGCTCCCCTCGACGAGACCGGTCTCCATCGTCGGCCACGAGAACTCGACCTGCTGCGCCGAGGTGAACGCGAAGTCGTACTCGGCTCCGACAGGCGAGCCGTCGAGGTACAGACCGAACCGGACGGTGCCGGTCCCGTCGGAGGTCCCTCGGAAGGTCCCGCCGGCGATGAACGTCGACTGGCCGGCGACGGTGACGGCGATCGATCCCCACGTCGTGACGGAGCTCGTGACGGTGAGCTCCTCGACGTTCTGGTCGACGAGGACGGAGAGGGCTCCGTAGTCGATCGAGCGGGTCGAGTCGGAGCGGTCCCCGTCGAGGAGGCCGGGCTGCAGGTAGTCGAGCTCGACGCGGTTCCGCTGCGGGTCGAGGGGCTTCCGGACGATCCGGACGACGCGGGTCTCGAGGTCGATCCCGAATCCCTGGTCTCGGACGCGCACGAGGTCCCCGATCTCGACGTCGTCGGCCGGCGAGCTCGTGAGCTCGGCGAGGTCGGCGACCGAGACCTCGTAGGAGACGGTCGGGATCGCGAGGGCTGCGATCCGGCGGAGCGCGGCGTCGTAGAGGTTGAGGCCGAGGAGGTACCGCTCGTCGACCCACGTTTCATCCTTCCGGAAGAGCTCGCGGGCCTGCTCGAGGGTGAGTCCCTGCGAGACGTACCACGAATAATCCTCGACGTATTGGAGGCCGCTCGGGTTGTTGGCCTCGATCGTGAGGTTGTTCGCTCCGTAGGCGTAGAGCCGGGTCGCCTTCGGCGGTTCGTAGCGTCGCTCGACGGCGAGGAGGTTCTGTCCCCACCGGAACCCGATCCCGCGGTCCTCGCCGATCTGCGTCACGAGGGAGACGGTCCGGGCGACGGTGTCGAACTCGACCTCGTAGCCGGTCACCGCGGCCCACCGGCGGATGAGGGAGAGCGCCGTCGGGTCGATGTCCTCGATCGAGTAGAGCTCGGGGTTCGCCGGAACGCTCCCGACGGTCCAGCCGGTGCCGGTGAGGATCTGCGTCAGACCTTGCAGCGGGGTCCGGCCGAGGACGGAGAACACTCCGGCGCGCTTCCGCTTGCCGAGGTCCATCCACCGGGCCTCGGCGTAGACCTCGATCATCGTCCGGGGTCCGCGGCGCTGCTGCTTGATCTCGGCGACGCGGTAGAACCGGCCGGCGTAGGTGCATAGCTGGTCGGCGATGAGGTAGCCGGCCTTCGGGTCCTGAGCTCGGATCTCGAACGCGAGGAACTCGAGGTCCCCGAGCCGGTCCTCGACCGTGAGGTCGGCGAGGTCGTGGAGGGGGACGACCTTCGCGCCGGCGAGGGAGTAGAGCCACACGAGCTCCGGGCGGCGCGCCATCGGCTACCGGCTCCTCCGTCGCCACGAGATCTCGACGGTCGCCGAGGTCGACGAGCCGCCGGCGCGCACGAGGGCGACGCTATTCGTCCCGGGGACGACGTAGGGGAAGTCGCCGGAGACGGACGCCATGTCGAGCGCGGCGGGATCGAACGTCCCCTCGAGGGCGTCGGCGATCGAGGACGGAGCTCCGTCGGTGACGACGTACGCGAGGGTCGAGATCGTCACGGTCTGGCCGGCGGAGAGGGTGTCCCCGTAGGTGAGGGTCTCCCCGTTCACGGTGAGCTCGAACCCGGTGATCGTTCCTCCGTTGGCGCGGACGGTGACGATCGGGAGGCCTTCGACCTTGTCGGGCGCGTTGAACGTGGCCGGCGTCGAGCTCGTGATCGTGAACGTCTCGTCGGAGATCGTGGTCGCTTCGCTGTAGGGCTGCGCGATGAGGTCGACGGAGAACGCTCCGGTGTGCGAGAGCCACTCCTCGGGGTCGGGGTCGCTCGCGAGTCGGCATCGGTGGAACCGGTCCGGCTCGTCGTCGACGACGAGCTTCGAGAGGCCGGGCTGGTCGAGGAGGTCGGCGAGGGCGATCACGGCGGCGCGCCGGTCCTCGAACGAGGTCGCGAGGATCTGTAGCTCGAGGGTGATCGTCCGGGAGCCGGGCTCCTCCTCGAAGAGCCAGAACCCGGGCCTCCCGGAGACCTCGACGTAGTCGTCTCGCCGGCGGGCGACGAGCGGGCGTCGGACTCGGAGGACCTCGATCTCGGGGATCGTGGTCGAGCTCGTGCCGGCGAAGGTGAAGGTGGTCATGCGAGGGCCCCTACGGTCGAGGTGCGGGTGCCGGCCGCTCTCTGCCGGCGTTCGATCTCCCGGTAGAGCTCACGGGAGAGCTCGACGGCGTCGCGCTGGTCCCGGAGCTCGGCGTGGCCGATGAGGGGTCCCTGGATCACGAGACCTCCGCCGGCGGATCCTGCGCCTCCGGCCTCGGCGAGGGCGTCGGCGATCGTCTCCCGGAGGAGCGAGACCGGGGAGACGACCTCGGGGTCTCGAGGGCCGGCGTCGCCGATCATCGCGAGCATGGGGTCCGACGCGACTCCGCCGGTCGCCATGCTCGGGATCGTGAATCCCTTTCCTCCGAGGCCGGGGATCCACGACGGGGCGGTGAATCCGAACCCTCCGACGGTGCTGTTCCACGCGGTCTTGATCGCGCCGAACGCGACGGTGAACGGGGTCGAGATCAGGGACGCGAGGCCGGAGAACGCGGAGGTGATCGCGTTCGGGATCCCGGTCACGAACGAGACCACTCCTCCTCCGATCGTCTCGATCGTGCTCTTGATCCCGTTCCACGCGGTCGAGGTCACGGTCGTGAGCGCGTTCCATGCTCCCTCGACGATCGTCCGGACGGTCCCTACGGCGGTCGTGACGACGGTCGAGATCGCGGCCCATCCGACCTCGATCGCGGTTCGGACCGCGGTCATCGCGGTCTCGACGACGGTCCGGATCACGGTCCACGCGGTCTCGACGATCGTCCGGAGGACGGTCCACGCGGTCTCGAAGATCGTCCGGTAGATCCCCAGGTAGAGCTCGAACGCTCCGCGCACGAGCTCGAACCCGGCGGAGATCACGTCTCCGATGGCAGAGACGGCCGACGAGATCGCGCCGGTGATCCCCTCCCACGCGGCGGTGACTGCTCCCGTGACGTCCTCCCACAGTCCGACGAACCAATCGGCGAGAGCGCCGGCGGCGTCCTGGATCCATCCCCACACGGCCTCGAGCGCTGCTTTGACCTTGTCCCAGTTC